GTTTCCTTTCCACTTGGACTACAATGATAGGGAGTATGCTGACCTTTCGATAAATTGGATCATGTCCGGCATATCGCCGGAGTAGATTCTTAAACCGATCAGGTTGGTACAATCCCCAGTAGTTGAGAGGTTAGCCATGCGATTACACGGAGGTTGTCATCGATGAGGACTGATGAAGGATCTGTACTCCTTTCCTTCTTCAGTATCCTTGTCGGTGATGACCCGAGTGTTGTCGATTTAGCTGATCTCATTGTCCTAGTGGTTTGGATCTGGCGGTTTTGTCGAGGTAGATAACTATCTCGTCGGTTCCCCGAGGGTGGCCGATGTTGAGCTGGTCACTATGTGATCAGCTTAGCACAGCTAAAAATTCCTGTGCTCTTTCAGTGGAGTACAAGATGGCTCTCGTCTCTCGTACGACGACGCTGCAAGGTTTTGTTACCACGAACGGGGTGACCTCACTTTGGCCTGCTAAAGTGAGTATCCACGTTCGAGATAATAGGACCAACAGCAATTACTACTCGTTAGTTAGATCGGGGAGTTGGATTCCCCCGCTCTATTACCTTGTAACGCGCGAGCTGGAGGTACTGAATTTTGGGTCGTTTACCCAATGGTACCGTCCAAATCGATCGATACAAATTATAACGAGTGGCGTCGTAGATCAGTTCACGCAAGGTAAATCCCTTCCCGGCGCTCCTCCGTTATTGAACATTACGAACGCGGAATATCTGAAGGTTCTTGATCAGCTGAATGTGAAAATATTCAGTAAGATCAAGTCCGGCAGCTTAAACCTCGCTCAAACATGGGCAGAACGGAAGCAGACAATCTCGATGTTAGAGACGACTCTGCAGCGGATGGTAAGGATTGCGAGAGCTGTTCGCAGAGGAGATTGGTACGGCGCTATGAATGCTTTGGGTTTGCCAACTGGAACGCGTCGGGCTCAGCGTAATCGTGCTAAGTTCGAAGCGTACTGGAAGGTCAGTCCTCAGCAAGCATTCGCCAACTTCTGGCTTGAGTACAACTACGGATGGAAACCTTTCATCTCTGATATTAATGGAGCAATGAAAGCGTTTGCAAAACCGTTCCCTCAACCATTAGTGAAGGTTTCGGCCTGGGCAGACTTTCGAAAGGAGGTCCGCTCAAAAACGCAACCGACCAATTGGGCATCCCATTCCCATTTTCAGGAATTGAATCAGAAACTGGGATACATCATTTACTGGCGTCTTGGTGACAATGCCGCGGCAAATTTTCAAAGGACAGCAGCGCTGATTGGTATTACTAATCCTGCCCTGTTGGCCTGGGAACTGCTGCCGTATAGCTTTGTCGTAGATTGGTTTTTGCCAATCGGAAACTACCTCGAAAGTCTTGATGCTACCTATGGAACGACCTTCTATAGCGGTGTCCGGATTGACAGGCCGACCAAGTTCAGTCAGACTGACACAACGGGTCTTGGAGAAGCTTTCGGCTACGCGTCCAATTGGATCACGGGCAGTTGCACCTCCATTCGCAGCTACGACGGTTTTGAACGTACTGTTCTAACCGCCTACCCTGTCCCGATGTTGCCATCGTTTAAAGACCCTCTTGGCGTATCACACGCCTTGAGTGCCTTTAGCCTTCTTCAACAAATCTTTCGCTTCTAAGGAACGAGATGGGTGCTATCACTAGCATCGTAATTAACGACGGAGCAACAACGCCCGTCGCGCACACCTTCGCCCCTGAATCCATCATTGGGGAAATCGCTACGTGGACCGATAAGGTTACGGGCATTGCGGTCGGCTACTCGTACATTACGCAGTCTGTACGTAAGCCGGTCAAAGGCTCGCAAACGAAGGTCTACAAAGTGACCCACAAGCTCTGGGTTCCATCGTTGGAGGTAACCAGCCCCGCAACTGGGACTGGGATTCAGCCGGCTCCTACGAAAGCGTATGATTGTACCTGCGTTGTGGAGTGGTTACTCCCCGAGCGGTCAATCACACAGGATCGTAAGAACCTTTATGCTTTTGCCAAGAACTTCTTGGCGACAAGCATCCCGAAGGTTTCGGTGGAGGATCTCGAGCCGGTGTATTAATACCTACTCGATCCATCGATGTTGGCTGTGGCTTGGTCAGACAGTCAAACGTCTTATCAAGCGTCTCCCGTGCTTAGGATTTACTCTAAACACGTCACTCTTTTAATAAGGTGATAACGTGGATTCTGAGAACCACAAAACAGAGCGGGATGGATCCGTCACAGACGGGTTTATTCTTCGTTACCTTGAGGGATTAGATTCTCCTCGTGCGTTAACTGTCTGGTTGCTCTATAAATATCGAGAGCATCGCCAGCTGGTTGATCTTGACACACGTACCGATTGTGAGCCGATTTTTGGCTTGCGAACGGTCGATATGTGTACTGTGGATTACTTGGCTACTGAGTTCTTGTCAAAGGCGGACTTTCTGAGTCTAGAAATAGACCCAGCGAAGGTCGCTCGTGGCAAGTTCTTTGACGCCGAGGTCCATTGTCGCGCGGTGAATCGTCGTCTTCGCCTTAACGCCGGCCAACCTGATTTTCTCAGGTTCGATGGACTGATTGTTTCAGCCCGTCGTAAAATAGCTGACGTCCTGGGTGCATTCGACCCCTCGGAGTTCATTCGAAGGGTGGACTGGGGCCCAGGCGGAACTGCGATGTTGAGTCGCAAATTCCGTCTGCGGTACGATAAGTTCCGGTTAGAAACCGGGATAAGCTCGAACTGTCTTGACTTCTGGAATCAGGACCTCTGGGATAGTGCGTTTCCTAGATGGACACCGAACCGTGAAGTGCAGACAGCCTATCTCCATACGGTTCCCAAAACGAGTAAGACTGATCGTTGCATTGTTGTTGAGCCCGGGATTAACACCCTTTTACAAAAGGGCCTGGGTTTAATGCTTCGGTCTCGTCTTGCTGCAGTTGGGATACGCTTACGCACTCAAGCTGATGATCACCGGTTGCTCGTTCCGTTGGCCGCAAGGTCAGGGAGCTTCGCAACAGTTGACTTCTCAGCCGCGAGTGATACGATCTCTAAAGCCTTAGTCGAGCTGCTCTTGCCCGACGACTGGCTTGCTATTCTGAGTTCGCATCGCTCTGAGTGTGTTCGCCTTGAGAAATATAAACCAGATGTCCACGTACTGGAGAAATTCAGTAGTATGGGTAATGGTTTTACTTTCGAGCTGGAGACTCTTATCTTCTGGGCCCTTGCAAGAGCCGTATGCAACCGCACAGAATACGTAAGCGTCTTTGGTGACGACGTGATTCTTCCGTCGGCAAGGCTTGAGTCATACCAAAGTCTGGTTGAGTACTGTGGCTTTAGCTTGAATAGCCGGAAGAGTTTCAGTTCCGGTTATTTTCGCGAGAGTTGCGGTGCCCATTCATTCTTTGGAAATGATGCTAAGCCTGTATACCTACGTAGTAGGATACGGGCTGCCCACGATATCCTGCGGACAGCCAACCAAGTCAGGCGGTGCTCATCACAGTTTTACCCAGGGATGGGTTGTGATGGGAGATTCCGCTCTTGCTGGTCGTTTCTAACGGGTACCGGCGTCGGTCGTAAATATTCCTTTGATTGTCGGGGTTTTTATATTCCCGATGGTTTTGGGGATTTCGGACTAGTGGTTGATTTTGATACTGCTTCTCCGTTCGTCCGCCGTGAGCGTTCCTATCAACGAGGGTATTTGGTTAATCTCCTCATACCCCGTTACGCTCGGGTACGTGACGTCGACGACTATCCCCTTCTTCTGAGTAAGCTCTTTGAGCTGAAACAGGAGGACTCCTCGCAAGAGGGGGTCGACGAATCTCGAGTATTCTATACTCTTGACTATCACGTTTTAGCAAGCCGAAATACAGAAACTCGTGGGAACGAGCTTCCAGACTTCGGTTCTCCCATTCGCGTTTCTCGAAAGAGGAACACGTATGTGCCGTATTGGAGTAACCTCGGGCCCTGGCTCAACTAGCGATAGTCTGCTAGGTTAGACGAGGACCGTCGGTAGCGACGGTGGGTGGGAATCCATTAAAAT